TGCGATCATCTTGAACGGATGAGAAGCGGCCAGTCAACAGATTCAAATAACTAGGAAAACACAATGTCAAGAGTATCACAAGGTCTTGTTGGCGATACAGACGCGCCAGCTGCAATTGCCGATCATTCGTTCGTATTTACCACAGATGACCCAGGTCAAACTGCTGCATCTGCTACAACCATTGCTGATGGTGATGCGACTGTAGCGGTCGCAGAGTTTACTCAGCTTGGACTTAATTTGTCTGCAAAGATTAATTTGATTCTTGCAGCTCTGCGAGCAAACGGATCTATCCAGTCGTAGATTACCCTCTTTGGTACTGTCCTGAATACCCGGTAGAACTTATCCGGGTTTCTGAAAAAGTGCCTAGAGAAGGTAGAGAAGAGTGGAGGTTTGCCCTTGCGGAGAATATCCGAAAGAATGGATTGGTTAATCCTCTAATAGTACTAAATCATCGCCTGAGACCTCAATACGAGCATCACTGGTTAATGACTGGTACTAATCGCCACTGGGCGATAACGTACTTGGGATGGGAAACTACCCCAGCGCTTGTCACAGGTGACTGCCCTTATGAGTCTGTGAGGGTCTGGGAGGAAACAATCCAAGGATACTTCCCTGATGGAGAGATATATTTTGGTACTCACGGTCCCAGACTAAGAAATGTCTGCAAACCTGAAGACTACAAATACCCCAGCGATGAACATTTGGTGTGCTAATATCGGATGGAAGTGGGGGGATGTATGGGTGAAGAGACTGCAACAGATGGTTGCAGAGAATTGCTCAATCCCTTACAACTTCAGATGTATCTCAGATCATGAGATTGATGGAGTTGAAACTGTCCCATTTTCCAGAGATATCTTCATCACTAAAGAGCATCATTCGCAGAGACAAGATTCTCCGCAGATGGTACTTAGTGAAGGGAAACCTCAAGGATGCTGGGCTAAGGTAGATGCTTGGAAGTTAGCCCCTACGGGGACTTTCAACCTACTATTGGATCTGGATGTATGTGTAGTCGGAGATCTTGCACAACTTGCTCGTCTACAGCCATCAGGTGCAAGGGATTGCCGTCATACAGACAGTACTCCGTGGTTAAACGGGAGTGTTATCTCCTGGATGTCCACGACAACTACACAGGCAGTATACCCAGAGTATATCCCGTATGTTGAGTTCCCACGAGGGGAACAAGAGTATGTACAGAAGGCGCTTAAGAAGTTTATCCCTCTGGAAGGGGTATATTCGTACAAATGTCATCTGACAGGGAAAACTAGAAATAAGCTCCCGGAAGATGCAGTAGTTATATTTTTTCATGGTCATCCTACCCCAGCTTCTAATAAGGTTCAAGGTTATAGCTGGATAAGTAGGACTTGGAAAGGACTGGACAGGATTGAACGAGTTTAGAGCTTCATTCCATCCGGGACAACTTGCCATATACCAATCTCCAGCCCGCTTCAAAGTATGCGCAGCTGGGAGACGATTTGGTAAGAGCCATCACGCGGCTCTAACTCTTATCATCAATGCCCTCATGACCGAGAATCGGTTTGGGCAGGCACTCACCACCGAAGCAGGAGTCTACTACGTAGCTCCAACGTTCGATCAGGCCAAACGAATCATGTGGCCTAAGATCCGGGAAATAGCTGGATTCGAGCGTACAGGTGGCCTCATTAGAGGTGAGAATGTCAATGATGGTTGGATTGAGCTTGTCTCTGGAAGACGACTTTACATCAGGGGGGCGGATAATCCCGACTCCCTGCGAGGTATTGCCCTGTCATACGTAGTGCTCGATGAGTACGCCGATATGAAGGAGAATGTCTGGAGTGAGATTATAGAGCCGGCCCTCATGGATTATGAAGGTCAGGCACTGTTCATCGGGACTCCAAAGGGTAAGAACCACTTTTACAAGATCTTCATGAAGGCTCTGCACTACAAATATGAGGCAGAGAAAGACAACGAAATGATGTATGAAGCATTTCATTTCAAGTCTGGGGATAACCCCTTCATAAAAAGACATGAACTTGCTCGTATGATGAACTCAGATACATCTACGAGAGAGACAGTACGACAGGAGATAGAGGCAGACTTCGTCTCAGGTGGAGGTAAGATCCTCATACCTGGAGACTTCCAGGTCGTAAAGAACATCCCCAGAGGGGGATTGATGGGAAGGTTTTACATAACCTGCGATTTAGCAGGATTTGTAAAGCAACGCGGCGGTAAGGTACTGCGCACCGACGAGAGTGTCATAGGCACTACGTGGGTGGAAGACCAGACTGGCGACTGGTACATTGTCGATATGGAACATGGGAGATGGGATGCACGGGAATGTGCACTCCGTATCGTCCGAGCAACCTCCAAGTACGTCGGATGTAGGTTAGGGATTGAGCAAGGAATAACGTTCAACGCAGTCCTCCCCTACATGGACGATTACATGCGAGAGTTTAACAGATACATAACTGTTGAACCTCTTAAGCACGGAGGAGTTAATAAGTACTCCCGCATCGAGTGGGCCTTACAGGGCCGATCTCAGCGTCACAAGATTAAGGTCGTTGAGGGAGAATGGAATGAGTGGTTTTTAGATCAGTGTGCTGATTTCCCAGATCCTCTAGCACATGATGATGGAATTGATGCAATAGCCTATGTAGATCAGATGGCAAGCATCAGTTTTGTTGACATGGATGATGTGGAAGAATGGCAGGAACTCGATCCAGATTCAGGATATTAGATGTCGGAAGTAAAAACTCAAGGACAAGCTGTACTGGTAGATCCTCCCGGTGGTGGTAATCCCTCAGTAGAGGTTCTATCTGCAGATCAAGCGTTAGCTGGATGGGTATGGGGTAAAGTCCAGAAGTGGGAAGATCATCGCAATTTAGGGTATTCCAGGAAATGGAAGGAATACTGGCGAATGTGGCGAGGGATGTGGCACTCGGAAGATCGAAGTCGCCTATCTGAACGTTCTCGCCTGATCGCTCCTGCCTTGGCACAAGCTATTGAAGCTTCAGCTGCAGAAGTCGAAACTATTCTGCTGGACAAGAGCAATTGGATTGACTTGTCTGATGACATCTTCGATACAGATAACAATGATATCCTCCAAGCGAGGAAATCCTTACTGGAAGACTTAGACTTAGTCAAAGCTAAGGATGTATGTAGGGAAGCAATTTTGAATAGTGCCATCTTTGGCACAGGTATTATTAAGCTCAATGTTGTAATTGAGTCAGTACAAGAGTTTGTCACTGGCTCTGGCGGAGCTTCCAGCAAAGCCAAAGAGAAGGTTTATGTAGTTCCAGAGAGCTTCAGGCCAGATGAATTTATCCCAGATCCCGCAGGCAAAGAGCTGAACGAGATGCTAGGTTGCGCGGTCAAAGTAGTTAAGCCGATGCACTACGTCTTGGAAAAGATTGCTAGTAAGGAGTATCGCTCTGCGGCATTAGCCTTACTTGCTCCAGCTGGTAAGTCCCGGTCTGGGTATGAGGTAGATCACGGGGTAGATGCAGCAGCTACGCTGCATGTGGGGGATGCTGACCCGATAGAAATTACAGAATATCAGGGAAAGGTTCCTGCGCATTTGCTAGATAAGCTGATGAACCCTGATACCGATGAACTCCCAGCAGATGCTATCCTAGGTATGGAAGGGGTGGATGAGACTCTTGTTGAAGCCATCGTCACTATAGCCAATGATTCTATCGTCCTACGGGCTATGCCTAACCCGTTCACTATGCATGATAGGGGATTTGTTGTAACTCCTTGGGAGAAGGTTCCAGGAAGGTTCTGGGGTAGAGGCGTAGGGGAGAAAGGATGGAATCCTCAGAAGGCGTTAGATGCGGAATTACGCTCACGTCAGGATTCCCTTGGGTACATCAGTGCTCCAATGATTGGCGTGGATGCAGGTAGGTTGCCTAAAGGCTTCCGTATGCAGGTTAAGCCCGGTAAGGTATGGACTACTAACGGGCCACCTAGAGAGATTATACAACCTATTGAGATGGGGGCGCTGCAAGCAGCAACGTTTAACCAGACTCAAGAGATGGAAAGAATGGTACAGATGGGGACAGGTGCCTTTGATACGGCACAAGCCCTCAAGAGTGGGCAAACCCAATCTGGTGCTAATTCAGCTGGCAGCAACTCCGCAATGATGGGGAGCTTTGTTAAGCGAGCTAAACGTAGCGCAGCTACCATAGAATCAAATTTGATTGCCCCTCTGGTGCGGAAATCGCTCTGGAGGTATATGCAGTACGACCCTCAACGCTACCCAGTTGATTTCACTTTCAAGGTGAATGCAGCTATGGGGATTATGGCGAGAGAGGTCGAATCCATGCAGCTCACTCAGTTGCTAGGTATGATGCCACAAGAGGCAGCTCCTAAGGCTGCACTGGCACTTAGCAAGAGCATTATTGAATTGTCCAGCGTACAGAACAAAGCTGAACTCAATGCAATCATTGACGCAGAATTGGCTCCACCTTCACCTGAAGAACAGAAAATGCAGGAGGAGCTTAAACGACTTCAGTTCGCTTCCACAAAAGCGCAAGCTCAGGCGGCAATACTGGAGAACCAGAAGACCCTGGCAGAGATTAGAAAGATTCTCAATGAAGCTCTCGTCGCAGCACGGAAAGCGAGTGTAGAGGAGCGTAAGCAGGACGGTGAAGAAGCCAGAATCATGCTTGCACTTGAAGAACTCAATGAAGCTAGGACTGCAAATGAACTAGACTCACGTCGTCTCGACTTAGAGGAACGACGAGTTGTAGTAGATGAGAAAGAGGCCGGGAAACCTAAGCCTAAGTCTCAGTAACACCACTGGGAGAGAGAAGAGATGATTGACCAAGCACTGCTGAAGTACCTTCCAAATGAGGCTCAAACTCGTTTGAAAGCACTTGAAGAAATGTTTGACACTGAAGGGTGGAGGATGTTTCAGGAACACATGACAGAAAAGTTCAATTCTACTAAAGCGGAAATTCTTATTGCCGCAAGTTGGGAAGATAACCGGATGCTGATAGGTGCTCTTGGAGTACTGATAGGGTTTCTGGAGATGAAAACTTCTGTTATAAATGAGTTCACAGTATTGGCAGAGGCCAATAAGGAAGTAGAAGAAGAAGGCATCATAGAAGATGAACTGGACTATGAGTAATGCCAATTCACGACTTCCGATGTAAGGCTTGCAACCACGTACATGAGGCACTGGTAAAGCAGGGGGTAAAATCCCACACCTGTCCTGAGTGCGGAAATGATAGCAAGCTAGTGTTTCTTAAAGTTGCTAAACTGAATTACTTGGCAATGGGAGCGCAAGAAAACGTTTCCCCCGAGTTTCAGAAGAAATTTGAAAAGATGCACAAAGACCAGACGGACAAAGAGAATGCTTTTGAAAAGGAGCATGGTCCCGGCGAGTACTTTAATCGTGCCCCCGGAGGCTAATTTTCTCCCGTCATTTTTTAATCCCTCCATAATCTTAATTGACGGAACGGAGTAGTAATTATGAGTACGCTGATCGACCTTGATAACGAACCAGGAAATATTGACCAATTGCGGAAAGACTTGTCTGAAGCAGTTATCGCAGATAATCCACCTAAAGTGGACCCTGCAGCTCCTAAAGTAAAAGAAGTCCCAGATAAATACAAAGGCAAAGGCGTTGAAGATGTGATTGATATGCATCGCAATGCTGAATCTGCCCTTGGCAGGACCTCTAATGAACTTGGGCAATATAAGCAACTAACGGATCAGTTGCTGAACCTGAAGCGCCAAGATGATCTCCTAAAAGGTGGAGCAAGCACAGCCGACATCGAAGAGGAAGTAGAACTTCCAGAATTGTCGTCAACTGACTTTCTCGACAACCCTACCGAAGCAGTAGCCAAGGTCGTAGATGCGCGACTAACTGGTGATGCTCGGAAGCGGAAGAAGGATGAAGCTGAAGCTGCAGCACTTGTAGCTCAGACTGCGTTTGCAGAGAAACATCCCGATGCCGCAGAGATTGCTAACGACCCCGAGTTTGTTAAGTGGGTGCAGGAGTCACCATTAAGATTCCGTGCAGCCCGCGAAGCTTACGAGGGAGACAGTATTGCTGGCATTGAATTGCTGGATGAATATAAAAGTGCTCGTAGTGAAGAGTCCACAGTGGACGATGAATCTAAAGAGGACCCTAATATTCAAGCTGCAAGGAAAGCGGCAACTGTCTCAGCCGGAGCATCTCAAACTACAGATGCACCTAAGGGTAAAGTTTACCGTAGGTTAGACTTGATTCGCCTTAAACTGGAAGACCCAGAAGCTTATGCTGACCCTGGATTCCAGTCGGAGATTCTAAGAGCCTACAACGAAGGACGCGTCAAATAATTTTAACTCCAAACTTTTTCTCACAGAGGTATTAGAAAATGGCTTTCCTCACAGACCACGTCATCACAGCTGACGTTGGTAATTTTATTCCCGATTTGTGGAGCGACGAAGTCGTTGCTGCTTACAAGGCTAACCTTGTATATGCAAATCTCGTTCGCAAACTCAATCATCGCGGTAAGAAAGGCGATACGATCAAAGT